CTGGGACCCATGGGACCCCTGTGCGTGGGGTGAAGCGTGGGCGCACCGTTGCAAAAAGAAACCGTAACGGGTTTCTGCGGCTAGTATTTGCCGCGTGACAAAGAAAAACATCAGGGGAGAAATCCTAAACGAAACAGAAGCCATCATTAATGGCAAACGCAACAGAGACTATGGCGACCCAGTAGAGGACTTTACGACAACTGCCGCACTCTGGCAGACGTATCTTGCCAGAATTTATGCGCGTAGGGGAGAATTAACACTTCTGCCCCACGATATTGCAGCCATGATGATGCTCCTTAAGATGGCGCGACTTACTTGGACGCCGGAAGAAAAAGACCACTGGATGGACACAATCGGATATGGGGCACTTGGGTGGGAATGCGCGGTTAGAGAAGATGACTAGCCGAGACACTCACGACATTATTGCCTACGAAACAGAATTGGGTACAAAAGAACCCACCTATAGTCCCCCAAGGGAACTGTATGAAGCATATTTGAGGCATATCAATGCAGCAATTATCCATTCCTCCGAGCAGGTTAAGTACTTCGAGGAACTTTTCGAGGAAACTGACCAAAATGCCTGACGAAAAAGAAGAAGAACTTCTTACCCCTGACGAAATTAAGTCAGTTTTAGTCGAAATAATCGACAAAATTCAACCGCCGTGGGGCAAAACGATTGCATGCGATGATGGTTGGCATCAATTGGTCGCAAAATGCCACTTGGAACTCAAGGCCATGGACCCCAACTATGAGATTTTTCAAATAAAAGAGAAGTTTGGGACACTTCGTTTCTATTTTTTGACTCGAAAAAACGATTATGTCGAATTGGAAATGTGGAAAATATCCCAAAAATATGAATTGGCTTCAGCCGAGATATGTGAAATAACTGGAAAACCTGGAAAATTGATGCATAAAAATGGCCGCTACAAAACTCTTGCAGAGGAATACGCCCAGGATGGTTGGATGGTAGTCGAAACTGCAACTACCGACCAATTATCATAGTGAAGTGACCACGGAACACAGAAAAGCACCGCGTAAAAAAGTTATCTCAATTCATAGAGTCGGAGCATGGGGCCACATACTCTACGAACATAGACTTGAGTGTGGTCACACAGAGAGGAGGCCCAGGGCGGCTTCTTCTGAAACCCTTGCTTGCGCTTGGTGCTTTCGCTCACAAGCAAAAGAAATAGAAATAAGAGCGCTTGGCACACCCGCAAAGTCGGTAGATTTTGACGCTGCAGACAATGAAATAGATATTGCACGAATAAAAGCACAACTTGCGCACGTCCTTAGCGTGGCGCTTGAGCAGGTCGAAATATCCGTGGTTGACAAACTTGGCGAGCAAAAAATATCTGGCGCCGTTGTGTTCCTGTCGGAGGGGAATGTACGTAAACTAATCGGCTAATGGGAAAGGGGACAAAATGAGCAAGCGCAAAGAGTTCACCGAAGAGCAAAAGCAGGAGATAATCCGATATCGGAGGGAAGGAAAATCATGCGAACTTATCGCCTTCTTTTTGCATTGCGGAAAAGAACGGGTTCGTAGATTCTGCAAGGAAAACGACATTCCAGTCGGCCAACCATCACGACAAAATAGTCATTATCCATCAAAATCCGTAGCAGAAGCGCAGATAATCTACACGCCATATCCGGATTTCTCGCTTGCCGCATGTCGAGGAGAAAGTATTCAAACGTTTTTTCCATCTGCGCGAATGGCAAATGGGAATAAATCGGAAAAATTAAATTACTCGAGAGTTGTTATTAGGGCAAAAAAATTTTGTTCAGATTGTCCAGTGCAAGAAAAATGTCTTGATTATGCACTGCTTGCAGAGCCACATGGGATATGGGGTGGGACAACCGAAGAGGAGCGCGAATACCTTCGTTTAAAACTAAACATTAAATGCGAACGTGATTCTGGCCTTTCTACACGAATGGTTCGTCGCCATCTGGGCACGCATACATTCAAAATGAACAATTTGACCAAGTATGACTTGAATCCGATTGTTTCTTCGAGGCTTTCAACACGTGTCTAGCATTTCGCCACAACTACAGAATGTTCTTGACCGCCTACAGGGCGTCGTGCGCATTTCTGGAGGGTTTCAGGCGAAGTGCCCATGTCGCAACGATGACGACAATCCATCGTTTTCAGTATCCGAAGGTGAGGGTGGTAAGGTCGTTGTTTACTGTCATGCAGGGCGATGCAACACCCAGCAGGCGTGCGAGGCGATGGGCATAAAAATGGCAGACCTTTATCCGCAGAAAGCAAAAAAAGAACTTGACTTTGTTGCCAAGTATCAATACCTTGACGCTGACGGAACTCTACTTTTTGAAAAGTTGCGCTACATAGATAGGTCGTCTGGGAAAAAGGAATTTCGTCAGCGCAAGCCAGATGGCAATGGTGGCTGGGAGTACAAACTTGGCGAAACTCCTCGGGTGCTTTACAACCTGCCAGCAGTTCTTAAAGCAAAACAGAATGGCGAACCAGTTTGGCTGGTCGAGGGGGAAAAAGATGCAGACACTCTCATCAAAATGGGTATATGTGCGACGACTATGCCCAATGGGGCTGGAACATGGTTGCCCATCCACACCGAAGCCCTCTCTGGTGCAGTTGTGGAAATTATCGCCGACAAAGACGAAGCAGGGCTCGAACACGCAAAGTCGGTTTATCAGGAGTTAATAGATTCCGGTTGCGACGTTCAGGTGTGGACGTGCACACATGGCAAGGACATGACCGAGCATGTTGGTGCTGGGGGTCAGATTGACGAATTGGAAACTGTAAATCTCGATGCGATTGTCATTCCTAAGCCAACCGAAAATAAGTTGCAATCGGACACGCACGAGGGTCGGGCGATGAATGAAATAACCGACATGTTTTTGCGCGACGACATGTCGGAAAGTCAAAAATTACAGCGCGCACAACTTATTATTTCTCGCACGACTAGCACAAAAATAGTCGACACCGGAAGGCTTGTAACTTGGTCAGATTTCGTTGGTGAATCAGACGACGATTCATACGATTGGGTAATTCCTGGTTTATTGGAGCGCAACGAGAGGGTCATTATTGTTGCCGCAGAGGGTGTTGGCAAGACCATGCTTGCTCGCCAAGTGGCAATATGTGTTGGAATGGGAATACACCCATTTACATATCAACCAATAAAACCTCAAGTAACACTTTCTGTTGACCTTGAAAACCCGGAAAGAATCATTAGGCGCACATCACGCTCGATATATGGGGCAGCAAAATCAGTGTCTCGTAATCCAAGCCCGCAAGCACATTTGCTAATAAAGCCCCAGGGTCTTGACCTTTTGCGAGCAGAAGACAGGGCAGTGTTGGAAGAAATGCTGGAAAAGACCAGGCCATCAATTCTGGTGATGGGTCCCCTGTACAAGGCATTTATAGACCCAGGCGGGAGAACCAGTGAGGCTGTAGCAATTGAAGTTGCCAGATACCTTGACACCATTAGGGATGTTTTCCAGTGCGCAATGTGGCTCGAACATCACGCACCGCTTGGAACATCGATGACAACCAGGGAACTTCGCCCATTTGGTTCTGCGGTTTGGTCTAGGTGGCCAGAATTTGGCGTATCACTTCAGCCCGACTCAACTGGAATGCCATTCCATTACGATGTGCGACACTTCAGGGGTGCTCGCGATGAGCGCCAATGGCCAACTAGAATTAAGAGAGGCAAACGTTTCCCATTTGAGGTGGTCGAATGGCCATCCTCCATTAAGGCACCAACATGAGCAATACCCCAATGACAAAAGAGTTTCTCGCAGAAAGAGACACAAGAATTTTCAAGATGAAACAGGCTGGTGTCTCAATTTCAGAGATAGCCAAGCGATTTAATGTCTCCACAAAAGTTGTTTCAATGGCCATTTCGCGCCAATTGGAAAAATTAAATAAAGAAAACGTCCTTGTTTACCCAGAAGTCCTTCGAATGGAACTGGAGAGGCTTGACGCAATGCAGGCAGCCCTATGGCCAATGACTCAGCACAGGAAGATAACACTGGATGACGGAACAGAAGTTGCCGTTGAGCCAGACATGAAAGCCGTAGACAAGGTTTTGGCGATAATAAACACAAGAACAAGGCTGCTGGGCATGGAGCAGACCAAGGTAAGCATTCATACGGACGCAGTCCCAGATGGTGGCGGCGCTCCAATTAGGGCCTCTCTTGCCGGTCAGTCTGGAAATATTGGGGAAATAGATTCCTTTGACCCGGAGTCTGAGGCCAAAAAATTGCTCGAACTTATGGCTATTTCCGGTGTTCTTCCAGAGGAAACTGTCACCAAAATGCTTGGACAAGCGCCTATTATCGATGCCGAGGTGATTGAAAATGACGAATCAGGAGCAGGACAATCAGGAACAGGACAACTTGCAAGCGGCAGTGAGCAAGGTGGCGGAAACCCTTAATCCAACGGTTTCAACAATCAGCAAAGACGACAGCGGCCCTGCGGATAAACAGGTTTTAATTCGAACAACCGAGTCAGAAAAAGAAAAGTGGAAGAACGCAGCGGCAAAAGAAGGGATTCCGCTTTCCCAATTTGTTAGAGACACGCTTAACCAAAGGGCAACCGAACTTCTTGATTGTTCTCACCCAATTGAGCATCGACGATGGTATCCATGGGCTGAGTTTTGTCTTAAATGCGACACTAGATTGAGGGGATGAAAATAGTTGAACTTGAACCATTCGAATATGAATGGGCTTCGCATGTTGGTACGCGTCGATACATAGAAAACTGGCCCAAAAAGGATGCTCCGTACTACAAAAAAGAACTTATGGAAGACGATAGAACGGCTCAAGTCGCGGCAGCCGTATGCGAGTTGGCTGTTGCAAAAATAACAAATCGCTATTGGTCTGGCCATGTATGGACTGCCAGTGAACACAACTACTACAAAAACAAGACTCAAGATGTTGGCAGAAATATAGAGGTTCGCCGTGTTCGCACCGGGGATTCTGCCGCTGTCAGAAAACGTGACATGGGCAAAGGGCTTGTTCTTTTTGTGGCGAAAGCAATAATGCCAGAATTACGACAAGTTGAGGTCTGGGGGTACATCGACTATGACTACGCATGGGAAATTGGCGAGCCAGCGCCATATTCTCCGGAAGATACGAGACTCGTGCACCGCAGTCACCTCACTGTGCACTATGGTCATAACTGATGTTGGATAAATCTAACCAGAAAGAGAGAACTTTATGAATTTTATAGATAGCCATGAAGTATCGCTTGACGTTCTTGGTGACGGTAAAGATATTTGGACTTGCAAGTGGTCCGGTAGTGATAAGGTTCAGGTCTTCAGAGGTGACTTCATCAATAATCGCATCCTGTTCAATCACATGCTTACGCTTGATTGCGCTGCGACGATGACGGTGGCAGAGTTCTGCGAGTGGGCTGAACAGTTGCTTTTGGGTCTAGTCAAACAGGAGTACAAAGAGATATGAGATATGTCGAAAAAAGGGCGCCGCAGCACAATCATTTGCTAATCAATGCAAAAACTCCGTTTCCGCTTACGAACAAGCGGAGAATGAAAAAGTGGCTAAAAGGGCTCGTTCACGATATTGGGATGTACAGAATCGCTGGACCCTTTGTTCACTACGTTGACAAGCCTGGCAATAAGGGTTTGACGGCTGTTGTAATGATTGAGACAAGCCACATCGCCCTGCACATCTGGGATGAGCCGGTACCAGCACATATACAATTCGATATATACACCTGCAGTGGGCTTGATGTTGAATTGACTCTTTTGAAAATTGTTAGTGATTTCCAAATCACACAAATTGACTGGGTCTTCTATGACCGGGAAAAAGGCTTTAAGGAAGTCTCCAAGGGAAATTCAGTTGGCGACATTATGAAGGGCCGCAACAAGCCTCCAGTAATTTAGTCGCTAACTTTATTCAAAAGCGACAAAACCAACTGCGTTCCAAGGTCAGATTCTTCGTCAAGAGAAGCGCCGTCAACTGCAGTGTTCACAACGCTTCGCTTGGAGGCAATGAGTGAGTAAATCTCCTCATCTATCGTTCCAGCACAAAGCGCATAGGTGGCGGTAACTGAACCCTTTTGGCCCATTCGGTGAAGTCGCGAGTATGTTTGGTCAAGGTCGGCTGGTGTCCACGGCAATTCAACAAAGATGATGTCTTGGGCTGCCGTAAGGGTGTGTCCAGTCTTTGCAGCCTGAATTGAAATGGTTATCACTTGCGCTTTGGGGTCGCCCTGAAACTTTCGTTTGACGTCTTCGACTTCCTCAACACTCATTCCGCCTTGTATTTTCAAACCACCAAAACGATTAGCAAGTTCATCAACGATGTCTCTGTGATGAGCGGCAATAACGACTTTGGCGCCACCTTCAGTTCGTTGCTGAACCCACTCAATGACGCTCTCCATCTTTGCTTTGGCGGCCAAGCGCCGCAAAACCGACAGCCTGACCAAGTTCTGTGCGTGCTCTGCTTTTATCCTGGCTATTACTGCTGCAGACTTGGGATTTGTGCCTAGTTCTTTTGCTATTTCTTTTGCTCGCTCTACGAGATACAAAACAATGTCTTTTTCTGCCTTTGCATACTCCGCCATCGCTGCGGTTGTTCCAACCAGGGTCATTTCCTGATGAAACACTGGAGGCAATTCAGTCAAAACCTGGTCTTTTGTGCGGCGTATGTAGCAAACGGAACGAAGTTTGTCGTTTAATTCCTCCAAATTGGACGAACCCTCAAGATGCCACTGCCCCCATTTGTCTTGAAACGCAGCGCAATAACGGCGGTAAAAACCCCATACCCCACCAAAATCCTTAATCTTGCCAAGTATGTCGAGTTGCGCCACATACTCTGCTGGTCGGTTGGTGACTGGTGTTCCAGTTAGGCAAAGAACAGGAGTTCCAGATGGAGAAGAGCCGACAATCTTTCTGGCTGACTTGGTGCGCTTGGCGGTCAAGGTCTTGCAGTAATGGCTCTCATCCAAAACATACGCATGATGTCCGATGAGGTGTGACTCCCAATATGAAATATTCGAATACCCAATCACCAAAACGTCGTAGTCGCCCTTTTGCGGAAATTCTTTTTGCCCTTTTCCGGCAAGCACCGTAGCCACTCGCCTAGCGGGTAGCCATTTGCCGTATTCGGCCTTCCAGTTAAGGACCAAGTTGGGTGGACACATTACTACCGCCGGGTAACAACCAGCACCATCTGCATACAACGCCTCTAACGTGGCTATTGCTTGTAGGGTTTTACCAAGACCCATCTCGTCTGCAATGAAACAGCGCTTGGCGCGCTTGGCGTATGCAACTCCTGCCTTTTGGTACGGGAGCATGTTGTTTTCAAGGTTGGTATCGCCAATCTTTATTTCTGCTTCTGTGGCCCTGGATGCCTCATTGAGTTCCAGTAGTTGCGCATTGATTTGAGCAGCCATCATCGTGACATCGGCAGATACCGACTTGTTAAAGCGCTGCGCCCACTGGATGCTTTCGTTTATTGCGGTTAGCGGCGCACGCCACGCTCCGGTAGATTTATCCCAAGTGACAGAAGGTATCTGTTTAACCGACCTCACCATAACGGGGTCATACGGAAAGGATATGTAGATGTCACCGTCTTTCTCATAGACCCCAACATCTTGGGCACTTCGCCTGGTCGGAAGTGTAAATACAAGCACCTCATTGTCTATGTCAAAGCCATGCTTGGTCGCAAATGAGCGCGCCTGGGACACCTGGGCAACTGGACAGCGCCACAAGCGAGCAACTTTGTCCCACTTGCAATCCGGTATCCGCTTTACCTCGGCTACCTGTTCTTGGTTGTATGGGAAATCCAAAGCAAGGGTGTCATTGTCCAAAAATAGCCGTGCCATCGGACTCAATTTTATCTCCAATCCATGTAGTGTGTCGGGGTGGGAAAAAACTCGGCGTACGACATTCCTTCTTTACGTTCTACTTTTCTCAAAGACCTGGAATACGGAGAGCAGGGAGAAGCACTCGTATCATCGTTCCTAGAATGCATTTCTGAAGGCGATTTTGAGGTAAAAAGCGACAGATACAGGAATGGGCGAATGGCAGTAGAAACTGACCAAAACCCGAGGGCAGCCCTAGATGAACAAGGCAATCCTATCTGGGTAAAAAGCGGGATAAATCTAACCAAAGCGAAGTGGTGGGTATATATTTTTTCCCCTGATGGTGCTTTTATCGTCGTTTCAGTTGACAGGCTCAAAAAATACTTGCGAGCCAATAAACGCATATTCAATGAATCAACAAAAATCAATTTTGGTAAGCCAGACAATCCAGCAAAAGGATTCCTTTTGTATCCACAGCATGTTCAGGACCTGATGACCAATCCTGCGTTTGGATAAATCTAACCAGAGTTTGGGAGTTCACAAATTGTGGTGTAGGTGCCCCCGCGCACACCGAGAGCGTCGAAAAAGTCCCGCACACTTTTGGTCTATGGGGTTGGCAAACGCCTGTTCGCTTACGGCAACGACGAACACTCGTTCGCACCCTCCAAATAGCGTCCCGATGAGCGCAAGAGCAACGCTGAACAACACCACGCCCAACCATAGCACAGGTCAAATACACGTCCCGTTTGCCGAAGTGGTGCGCCACAAACCTGAGTGTGTCGCAGAAATAGTCGCACTCAACGCCATACACGCCCCGTTTGCCATATCAGTCGTGTATCGCAGTCGCAACACGCCGTTTCACTACGCCCCGTTAGGCGCATAGCATTGTGTGTTGTTACGCATACGCATACGAAGTTGCCCATCACCTAGCCCCGTAGCGCATAGCGTTTCGCATAGCGCAGCGCAGTCGCATACGCATACGCCCCGTATTCATTAGTCTTTTCGTGTGTGTCGCATACGCATTTCGTATCGCTTGTCGCATCTAGCCCCGTGAGCCATAGCCATAGCAACACGCAGGCACACATACACGTCCCGTATGCGCCGTGCGCTGGTGTGTGTGAGCATACGCATAGCCAACCCATAGCCACTATGCCCCGTATGTCGCATACGCATTCAGATACACACGCCCCGTTGAGTTTTTCGCAGGCTTCACGGGTGACCTACGGGCATACCCTACCTATGACAACACCACACACCACCACGCATCTAGTCCCGTAGGTAGTGATAGGTATTTGTAATCAGTAGTCACGCACCATAGCAAGCCCATACCCCTACCCCTATGTGTGTCGCATCTAGCCCCGTAAGCACTACACCATAGGGATACCCCCACACCACGCCTACCGTGTGTGGCTTCATCTAGCCCCGTGACGCATACAACCTTTCGTAAAGGACTTGATACTTAGCCGCCCCGTGTTTTCGCAAGGCTCACGGGTGGCTTACGGGTGCTTACACCTACCTACACCACTGCCTACACCACACACGCATCTAGCCCCGTAGGCACTTGACTACACGCCACCTGCCCATAACCACATTTGGTCGTTGCTGAACATAGGCCCCGTAGTCGCCTATCGCAGTCAAGCGATACGACATCTCGCTTATGAGA